AATATTGAATTAAAAAAGAGAAAATAAATTAAAATAATTAAAAAATGAAAACATCAATCGTATTAAAAGAGGAAAGATCTGATATTATTTCTCAGTTGGAAAGCATTAAAGATGTTGCTACAACTGAGGAAAGAGATTTATCTTCTGAGGAAAATAATCAAGTAGATGGGCTATTAACAGAAGTTGATAGTTTAGATGCTAAAATAGAAAGAGCTGAAAAAATGGAAACAATTAAAAGAAATGCTGCTGTAGTTTCTGGAGTTACAAGCAAAAAAGAAGAAAAAGAAATAAGAGATTATTCTTTTCAAGATGCTTTAGCACAAGCTGCAACTGGTAGAATCGAGGGTCTTGTAAAAGAAATGGATCAAGAAGCAAGAAATGAATCAAGATACACTGGTCAATCTTACAAAGGAGTTGGTATTCCATCAAGCATATTAACAAGAGCTGCTGTTGGAACTGCTGCTGGTAACGCAACTCAAGTAATGGCATGGACTGATCAATTAGAAGCAAACTTAGTATTGGCATCTGCTGGAGCTAATTTTTATTCTGGAGTAAACAACATGAAATTTCCAGTATTTTCATCAATAAATTCTGGATTCGTTGCTGAAACTGGTGGTACTGCTCCAGCTGCAAATGGAACTGCAACATCATTAACTTTAAGTCCTAAAAAACTAATTTCTATTGTAAACGTATCAGCTGAAGCTGTAGCTCAAAACGCATCAATTGAAGCTGCGTTAAGAAGAAACATGGCTCAATCAGTTGCTGCAACAATGGAATCTGCATTTTTAGCAAACGCTGATGTTGGTAATGCACCGACATCTTTGTTTGATGATGCTACGTCTTCCGCAACATCTGTAATTTCTGCTGTTAACGTGCAAAAATTAGAAACTGATTTATTAGCTGCTGACGTATCTTTAGAGGGATCAAGAATGGCTTACATATTAAATCCAGCTGCTTATGCTGATATAAAATCTTTAGCGCAAGTTGCTTCTGTTTCTGCATTATATGATAACGCTGATAAAAGATTAAATGGATATTTCTCATTTATAACATCAAACTTAAACTCTGGTGGAACTGCTTCAAAAACTGCTGCTTTATTTGGAGATTTCTCTAAAGTACACATTGCTCAGTTTGGTGGTTTAGATGTAATATACGACATTTACTCTGGTGCTGGAACTGGTGAGCCTCGTTATGTATTAACATCACTTGTTGATGCTGGTGCTGTACAAGCTACTACATTCCACAAAAATCTGGAAGCATAGTAATTAATAATTAATTTTATAAAAAGGGGTGGTGGAATTACCATCATCCCTTTTTTTATAACTAAATAATATGAAAACATATCAAGTAATTACTCCAGCATCTACTTATCCAGTAAGTTTAACTGAGGCTAAATCTCATTTAAAAGTTGATACAACTGCTGATGATACTTATATAACATCTATTATAAAAGCCGCAACACAACTTAGTGAAGAGTACACAAATAGATTTTTTATTAATACTGTAATAGATCAAACCTGTAGTGATTTTGCACAGCTACAAACTTTATTTAAAAGTAAAGTAAGTGCTGTTGCTCATGTTAAATATTATGATAATGATAATTCATTACAAACACTAAGCGCATCAATATATGATACTCAGTTACAATATGAGCCAAGTCAAATACAATTAGCAGAAAATCAAAGTTTTCCAAGTATAACAAAAAGAAATGATGCTGTTGTTGCGAGATACACTGTAGGTTATGGAAGTGCTGCAAGTGATGTGCCAGAGATAATTAAACAAGCTATTCTTTTGACAATAGGAAATTTTTATCAAAATAGGAATAGTGTGGTTATAGGGCGTATAGCAACAGAGCTTCCACAAAATAGTAAATGGTTGTTAGATACATATAAAGTTCAGATAGTAGGATGACAATAGGAGAACTTGATAGAAGAGTAATAATTGAAACAGTTATTGAAACTCCAAATAATTATGGTGAGATAACAAGAACTTATGGTGCTTTCCGTACAGTTTGGGCATCAGTAGAATGGAAAGGTGGTAGCGAAGGAACCGATCAAAGTGAAAAAATAACTGGAATGACAAAGCTACATGTTTATATTAGAAATTTAGACATGAGTAATTTAACTTTACAATCAAGATTAACTTATGATAGTAAATATTACTTTCCAAAAGTTATAAATCAAATAGATGGAAGAGAAGCGTTTTTAGAAATAATTTGTGAAAATAAAGATTAATGGCAATTTATAGACAAAATAATAGTGTAGAAATATTTGGATTAAAAGAAATACAACAATTATTTAGACAATTGCCAGATCAAGTTAATAAAAACAAAATTTGGGTAAAATTATTTAAACAAAATTCAAAGCCTTTAATTCAAAAAGCAAAGTCATTAGTCCCTACAAAAACTGGACAATTAAAAAGAAGTATTGGTTTTTTTACTACAAAAGCAAGTAGAAGATATAATGGAGGATACGTTGGTCCAAGAGTAAAAGGAGCTTTTGCAAAAAGAGATAAAACATATAAAGGCTCTAATAAAAGTAAAATATATACTAAATCTGGATTTTATGGGGCTTGGATTGAATATGGAAATGAAGTTATGTTTGGAGGAAGAGGAACTGGTAAAGCACAAAAATTTATGCAACCAGCTTATGAACAAACAAAAGATTCTATGTTAAACAATATGATGAAAGATTCAGAAATAGTTATGGCTAAAGCAATTAAAAGCCATGAAAAAAGATTGCAGAAATATGGTAAATTTGGTTATTAAATGGAAATAGGAAAAGCAATATATAAAATTTTATCACAAAATAGTGATGTAAGCGCATTGGTAGGCACAAGAATATTTCCAAATGTAGCTCCACAGACAACAATATTTCCTTTTATTATTTATGATGTTACAGGAGTTCAGCCAAATGACACTAAAGAAGGACCATCAACATTAGATACAAATGATGTAATGATTTCTTGTTATAGTGAAACATATTCACAAGCATCTGATTTAGCTCAGAAGATTAGAGTTGCAATGGATAGAATTAATGAGGGAATATATGGAGGGGAACAAATACAATCAAGTCAATTTCAAAGTTATAATGATATTTTTGATGATACAAGTGGTGATGCTGGAATTTATAGAAAGGCTTTAGATTTTGAGATTAGACAAATTAATCCAACAAGTTAAAAGAAAATAATATGAAAATAAAATTAAGTAAAGACTGGAGATATGCTGGGCAAATAAATAAAGCTGGGAGCATATTAGAAATAAGAAATGAAGAAACTATTGCTTTTTTAAAAGATAATGGTTACTTAAAAGAAAAAAAAGAAAAAAAGGCAAAAGAAAAAATTGCTAAAGAAAATAATTAATTAATATAAAAAAGAAAAAAAATGGCTATTTTAAATGGAACTGAAATAAAGGTTTATAGTACATCAACAAATAATCTTGTTGCTTATGCTCAAAACTGTACGTTGAATGTAAATCATTCACCAAGAGAAATTACAAACAAAGAAAGTGCTGGATTTAAAGAAATCTTGGAAGGATTAAGAGATTTTTCAATTGATATTGATGGTGCTTATGCATGGACAAATGCAGCTGGAGCAGCTTTAACTAATGGAATTGATGATGTTTTAGAAACTAATGTGTTAAATGCAAGACAAGCTGTCACATTTATTTTTGGTGATACAACAACAACATCTGATGTAAGTTATTCTGGGTCTGGTTTTATCACATCAGTATCAATGACTGGTGGGACAGAAGATACATCTGTATTTTCTCTCAGCATTGAGGGGACTGGGGTATTAACTCAGACAATACAATAACAATTTAGGTGAGGAGCTTTGGTACTTTTTGTTTAGTATCATTGCTCCAATCCTTACTAAACTAAACAAAAATGAATTATACTTTTATAGAGATAAATAAAGAAAAACTACCAATTAAGTTTGGTTTTAATGCATTAAGAAAATATTCATCTAAAACAAATACATCATTGCAAGATTTAGATAAACTTGGTGTGGACATGACATTAGATGGTGCTCTAAATTTAATATATTGTGGAATAGAAGATGGACATAGAGCTGCAAAGCAAGAGTTTAAATTAAGTATTGATGATTTGGCTGATTTAATAGATAATGATTTTGATTGCATAGGAAAAGCAATGGAAATATTAGCTGAGCAAATGGGTGGTAATACTGAAAAAAAGCAGAAAGCCAAGAAGTAAAAAATAAACTCTCTTGGCGAGAATTAGAAAAAATTGCTTTTGGACAGTTAGGCATGGGAGTGAATGAGTTTTATGATTACTTGCCTAAACATTTTTGGAATAAGTTGGATGGCTTTTACCAGCTTGAAAACATAAGGGAAAGAGGCAATTGGGAAAGAACAAGATGGCAAACAACTTTGTTGTTAAACATACAAATGTCAAAAGGCAAAAGGTTAAAGCCAACTGATTTGATAGAGTTTGAATGGGACAAAAGTAGTAAAAAAATAGATTACGAAAAACTAAAAGCAAAGGCAGAATATGTTAAAAAAATGTCAGAATATAAAAACAACAAATAAATGGGATTAGGTTTAGTTGGTAAATTGACTGTAATGTTTGGCT